GGAGGTGGTGCTCAACTGGCTTGGGGCGATCATTCACCTGTGGCCGGCGCCGACCCTGCTGGTGCAGCCCACGCTGGATATGGCCAAGCGCCTCAACCGCCAGCGACTGGAGCCGCTGCTCCGTGAGACGCCAGTGCTATCTGAGTTGATCGCACCGGCCAGGGCCAGGGACAGCGGGAACACGATGTTCCTCAAGGAGTTCAGAGGCGGACTGTTTGTGCTCACCGGTGCCAACAGCGGCAGCGGCCTGCAATCCATGCCTGCCGCCTACCTGCTGGCCGATGAGGTGAGCTCCTACCCGTTCGAGGCAGACGACAAAGGCGACCCGCTCGAGAACGCCGAGGCCCGAACATCAACCTTCCCCATGGGCAAGGTGCTCATCACCAGCACACCCGGCACCCGCGGGATGTGCCGCATTACCCACGAGTTCGAGCAGCGCAGCGATCGCCGGCAGCTGGCCATGCTCATGCCCTGCTGCGGCGCGCTGGAGGTGCTGCGCTGGCGTGAGCACATGAAATGGGACACGCCTGATGGTGAGGTGTTCGCGCAGTGCCCTGCCTGCGGTGAGCGCGTGAGCGAGCACCACAAAACATCAATGCTCACCGGTGCCCAATGGCAGGTCACTGCCAAGGGTGATGGCATCACTGCAGGCTTTCACCTGCCTGCCTGGTACGCACCAGCCGGCTGGACCAGCTGGGGGCAGATCCGTGATGAGTTCCTCCGCGCCAAGACCGACCCGCTACTGCTCAAGGGCTGGGTGAACAAGCGTGCCGCTGAGGCCTGGGAGGATGAGGCCGTGGCCGCCATTAACGCCGATGGCCTGATGGCCCGGGCGCAGGCTGATGGCTACAGCAGCGGCACCTGCCCCGAAGGCGTCGTGCTCCTGCTGATGGCGGTAGACGTGCAGGACACCTGGCTAGAGACCACCGTATGGGGCTTCGGCCGTGGTGAGGAGATGTGGCGCATCTGGCATCAGAAGGTTGAGGGCAGCCCTGCCTATGACGACGTGTGGCAGCAGATCGACAGCATCCGCAAGACGCAATGGCCCCGCGAGGGTGGCGGCGTGATGACCGTGCGCCATTGCGCGGTGGACACCGGCGGCCACTTCACCCAGGAGGCCTATGAGTTCTGCCGGGCCAGGGCCGCCGAGGGCGTAGTGGCGATCAAGGGCAGCAGCACCAAGGCAGCACCGGCCCTGGGCAAGGGCAGCAAGGTGGATGTGAACTGGCGCGGCCGCGTGATCAAGAAAGGCCTCACGCTCTTCATGGTCGGCGGTGACACGTTGAAGCGCACGATCTACGCCCGACTGAAGAAGGACAGCACCGGCCCGGGCTCGATCCACTTCGGCAACGATGTGACCGAGGAGTTTCTGCAGGGCCTGACCTGCGAGCGACTGGTGCCCAAGACGGTCAAGGGCTTCCAAGTGCTGACCTGGGAGAAGCCGAGCGGTGCCCGCAACGAACCGCTCGACTTGTGCGTCTATGCGCTCGCGATGCTTGAGCTGGTCAAGCGCAGGTACAACAGGGCGAGTCTTTGGGATCAGCTGGAGAAGGCAGCAGCAGATCAACGCGAGATAACGCCAGATAAGACGAAACAACGGCGCCGTAGATCTGCGCAATCCGGCCCTAATTTCGTGAACGGCTGGTAAGTCTTACCCTGAGGGTTAGGAGGTGCCCCGTGACTGTCCCCGCTTCGATCACCGCTGGCGCCACGATTCAGTGGATCGAGCCGGCTGCCACAGACCCTGCCGGCGATCCGGCTACGTCCGCAACCTGGACGCTGCAGATCGCTTTCCGCACCAACACCGCCGGCGAAGGCGCCACGGTGACCGGCTCCGCTCGATCTGATGGCGGCTGGGATGTAGCCCTATCCGCTGCCACCACCACCAGCTGGGATGCAGGCACCTGGTACTGGCAGCGCCGCATCACATCCGGCAGCGATGTCGTGATCACCGGCAGCGGCACCACCACCGTGCTGGCATCGCTTGCCTTCACCGGCGACCCGACAGCCTTCGACGGTCGCAGCCAAACCGAGAAAGATCTGGAAGCGGTGCAGGCCGCTATCCGGGCGATCATCAGCAAAGGCGCCAAGCAGTACAGCATCGGGAGCCGCAGCTATACCGCCACGGACCTGGGCCAGCTGATGCAGCGCGAAGCGCAGCTGAAGGCGATCGTGGCCCGTGAGCGTGCGGCCGAGAAAGTCGCGCAGGGCCTCGGCAATCCGATGAGCATGTTCGTGAGGTTCGGCTGATGGCTAAGCGCAAGATCACGCCAGAGCTTCAACAGCAGGCCATCACCACGCGGAAACCCCGCCGTGCCTACGAGGGCGCCATCATCAACCGGCTGACCCATGGATGGGTCACAAGCGCCACCAGCGCCGACGCTGAGATCGACGGCAGCCTGGTCAAGCTGCGCGATCGTTCACGCCAGCTCCGCCGTGATTCCCCCTACGTCCGCCAAGCGGTCCGCGCGATTGGCGCCAACGTCATCGGCCGCGGCATCAGGATGCAGTCGCGCGTGATGATGCAGCGCGGCGGCAGGCTCAACGAACAGCTCAACCGCCTGATCGAAACGGCCTGGACCAGCTGGAGCCATGCCGATCGCTGCCACGTCGCTGGCAAGCTCAGCCTGCCCGAGATCCTGCGCGTTGCGATCGAGGCAATGGCCGAATCCGGCGAGGTGTTCATCCGCATCGTGGATGAGCCCTTCGGGCGCAGCCGGGTGCCGCTGGCGCTGGAGGTGATTGAGGCCGACTACTGCGACGAGGGCAAGAGCGGCGGCCCTGATGCGCAGGGCAACGAATGGCGCATGGGCGTGAAGGTCAACCGCTGGGGCAGACCGATCGCCTACGCCTTCCGCGATCGTCACCCAGGTGATCTGGTCAATGGCGTGGGCTTCAGGGTGACCGAAATCCCAGCCGAGCAGATTATTCACCTGTTCATCACCGAGCGGCCCGGCCAGTCTCGTGGTGTGCCCTGGGCCGCCAGTGCCGTTAAGCGGTTGCACCACCTGAGCGGCTATGAGGAGGCCGAGGTTGTGCGTGCCCGCGCCAACAGCTCGCTGATGGGCTTCATCCAGTCGCCAGAAGGTGAGCTTCATGGCGACGATGTGGAAGACGGCGATCAGGTGACGCGGTTCGAGCCTGGCGTGTTCAAGTACCTGGCCCCGGGCGAAACCGTAACCGTGCCGCAGCTGGATGCGCCAGATGGTCAGTTCGAGCCCTTTCTACGCGCCATGCTCCGTGGTGTGGCGGCAGCCATCGGCTGCAGCTTTGAGACCATCAGCCGCGACTTCAGCCAATCCAACTACAGCAGCAGCCGGCTCAGCCTGCTGGAGGACCGCGAACACTGGCGGATGCTGCAGGACTACATGATCGAGCACCTGCTGCAGCCCGTCTTCGATCGCTGGCTGGCCGCGGCCACCGGCATTGGCCAGCTCAACCTGCCCGGCTACGACACCATGCCCGAGCGCTATGAGGCTGTGAAGTGGTATCCACGCGGCTGGGCCTGGGTGGATCCGCAGAAGGAAGTTGATGCCTACACCAAGGCCGTCCGCTCCGGCTTCAAGACACAGGCCGAGGTGGTCGCAGAAGGTGGTGGTGACATCGAGGATCTGCTGGTGGCCCGTGCCGCTGAAGTGGATCGCGCTGAGCAGCTTGGCCTGCAATTCGAGACCAATCCCGCAGACGATCAGCAGGGCGGCGCACCTAACGCAACACCGGAGCCGGTACAGACTGAGCCAGAGCCTGCAGTCTGATGGCCAACGTCAACGGCACCGAGATCAACCTCATGCCTACCGAGGGCATGAGGGAAGAAGCCCGGCGCTATCGCGCATGGAAGGCTGACGGTGAAGCCGGCGGCACTGAGGTGGCTGCTCGCCGCGCCAGCCAGATCCTCTCTGGTGATGAGCTCAGCCCCGACACGGTGATCACCATGGCGGCATGGTTTGCCAGGCATGAGGTGGACAAGCAGGGCGAGGGCTTCAGCCCCGGCGAGGATGGCTATCCCTCGAATGGTCGCGTCGCATGGGCTGCATGGGGTGGAGATCCCGGCCAGACATGGGCCACCGCCAAGGCCGAAACCATCAAACGAGCGCAGGAACGCAGCGGTATGGGCACCGAAGCCCGGCCCTACCCCAACGAGCACGCTGCCAGGCTGGCGGATCCTGATCGCTTCGATGAGTTCAGCCGCGTCAAAGACGAAGGCGGCCCCGGCATTGATTTCATCTATGGCATCAATGGCGATGATCCGATCGAGATCCAGGCCATTCGATTCGATGCTGCTCGCTACACCGTGGCCGAATCAAAGGCCTGGCTCGCTGAGCACGACTTGACGCCGATAGTGTTCGAGCCGGCAACGGATAGCATGGATTCAAGATCACAGGTGCAAAAGGTGGACCTACGCGAGATCAACCAACAGCCTCTTTACCGCTCCGCGGTGGTGGCTGAGGTTGCGCGTG